ACGTTCTCGATTCAATTCAGCAATACAGACAACTCGATTCACGACATCAACGTCTGGCTCCGCAAGAACGGCACCAACGTGTCCGCTAGCGACAGCCGGTTCAGCATCATTGCCCGGCATGGCAGCGTTGATGGCAACGTGATCGGCTGCGTCAACTTTGTGTTGGGCTTGACTACCAACGACTACCTCGAGCTGATTTGGGCGACCAGCAACGTCGCAGCCTACATTCTTGCCGAGGTAGCCCAGACCAGTCCCTACGCTCACCCGAGCGTCCCTGGCATCATCTGTACCGTCGTCCAAGTCGCTTCCGCATAGATATGGCAACCAAACGCGAATCAATCCTGGCCGCCATCCGTTCGGCATTGACTGGAACTACTGGCGTAGATACGCGGATCTATCGCAGCAGGGTCGAGCCAATGACGCGGGGGGAATCGCCTGCACTGGTCGTAGAACCGATCACCGATACAGCTCGGATTGAAACCAGTCTGCCCACTTTGACGTGGCGCATGACCGTGCGTGTGACCGTGATCGTGCGTGGCGACATCCCCGACCAAGTGGCAGATCCGATCATCGAAAGCCTTCACTCCAAGCTTTCAAGTGATCTGACATTGGGAGGTTATGCTATGGACATTCAACCGGTCAGTGTTACCTTTAACCTTGTGGAGGCCGATCAACCCGCTGGCGTCATCATGTGTGACTACCTAGTGATTTACCGAACGTCCTCCACCAATTTGGCGTCCTGACTTATGGCTAACATGGTGGATGAATACTGGGGCCAGGGTGGAACCTATCTACTCGACCTCAAAACCGGCAAGCGAAAGCTCATTGAGCGGACAGAGCCGGCCCAACCCTCCGACAACACCCCTGAGGAATTGAGCAATGGCACTTCTGAGCCGCAAGCGTCTGATCCTGGTCAAGACTGAAGCCACCTACGGCACCGATGCCAGCCCTGCAGGCACGGACGCACTGCTGGTGCGCAACCTTGATATCACCCCTCTTTCGGGTGATGTTGTCAGCCGTGATCTGATCCGTCCTTATCTGGGCAATTACGATCAATTGATCGGTCTGACCAGCGTTGGCATCACCTTCGAGGTTGAACTAGCTGGTTCAGGCACCGCTGGTACTGCCCCTAAGTTTGATGCCATTCTGAAGGCATGCGGTTTGGCTGCGACCATTGTCAGCTCAACGTCGGTCACCTACGCGCCAGTGTCGGCCAGCTTCAGCTCCGCCACGATCTATTTCAACGTGGATGGCGTGCTGCACAAGCTGACCGGTTGCCGTGGCTCACTGACCATGAGCTGTGCCGTTGGTGCCATCCCAACGCTGGCATTCAACCTCACTGGCGTCTACAACGCTCCGACCGACACAGCCCAACCTGCTGTGACCTATTCGGCGCAGGCCACACCGTTGATCTTCCGCGAAGGTAACACCAGCAGCTTCTCCTTCTTCTCCTACAGCGGTGTCTTGCAATCGGTTGATTTCAACCTTGCCAATGACTTGGTTTACCGCGAGCTGGTTGGTGGCACCAAGGAAACCTTGATCACCGATCGCAAGCCTGCTGGTACGGTGATGATCGAAGCGCCGACCATTGCGACCAAGGACTTTTTCACCACAGCCCTTGGATCATCAACTGGTAACCTGACCTTCCTGCATGGCACTACTGCCGGCAACCGGGTCACCTTCACCGCATCACAAGTTGATGTATTGAATCCTACCTATCAGGATCAGGATTCAATTATGATGTTGTCCGTCCCGTATGTGGCCCTTCCAACCACTGCAGGCAACAACGAGTTCTCCTTGGCCTTCACCTGATACCACCCCTCATGGCATTTATTCGCAAAAAAGTTGCAAGCTACGGCTGGCCTGTAACCGTCGAGGTTCCCTCTGACGGCGGCAAATTTGAAAAGCAACTTTTCAATGTGACCTTCAAGCGGCTTGGTCGATCTGAGTTCACCAAATTGGCGGACAAAGGTGACGTCGAGCTGCTTGAAGCGGTGCTCGAGGGATGGGATGAGATCGTTGATGAAGATGGCACTGCAGTTCCATTCACGGCTGCAAACCGCCTCAGCTTCCTTGACGATCCCTATTTCTGCCGTGGTGTGATCAAGGCTTACCTTGAATCGCTGGACGGAGCACAGGTAAAAAACTGAAGGAGGCCGCACTGCATTGGGCTGGTGGCGGTGAACGCGACGAATCCGGTGATGATGCGGCTGTCCTTGGACTTGATCCGGCTGTTCTGAAAACAGAGCGGTCGGACAATTTCGAGGTATGGGACGACAACTGGGACATTGTCATGATGTTCATGCGCCTCCAGACCCAATGGAACGTCACCATGGGTGGGTATGTCGGCTTGCGTTATGAGCCGCTCCAATGGCTGTGCGGTCTATACTCGGTTGAGGACGTGCCAACCATGTTCGAGGGCATCCAGATCATGGAAGCCTCAGCCCTAAGCCAGTTGAACGCGAAGTAATGGCAAACGAAGCGACAATCCTCCGCATCAGAGCACAGGTCGAAAACCTGGAAGGATTGAATCGCGCTCGTTCGGCCGTCAGGAATTTTGCAACTGAATCCAAGGCAGCCAGTAACGACCTCGACAAGTTACGGTCGCTGTTCAAAGAGCTTGGTTCTGAATCAGTTCGTTCGGTCAACAATCTTAAGAATTACCGCACTGGTCTTGATGCACTGCGACAGTCGGCACAGATCGGCAGCACAACATTCAATGAACTGACATCTGAGATCAAACAGCTTGACATTGAATTAGGGACGCTGCAAGGCAAGCAAGCTCAAGTTGCATCAGGCTTCAACAAGATTGCATCATCAGCCAACGCAGCAGCAGCCGCCACAAGGCGTCAGTTTGACTTGTCTGGTGCGGGGGCTACCTTTGGCAGGACAACTGTTGCAGGTCAAGCTCGAACCATTAGAGACACCACGCAATATGCGCAACCAATTGGACCAAGAGCTGTTGATTACGCTGCAGTCAATACAGGACTGACACAAGCTGTTCAAGCCGAACAGCAGTTGACTGAATTGTCACGGCGTGCTAGGCAAGAGCGTTTATTGACTGCTGAAAAATACAACAACCTAGAAATTGCTGCTGCTGATAAAAAAGCGCGTGAAGAACTGCGCATCCAACAGCAAGGATTTGATCGTGCAGTTGCAGATTTTGATAGACGATTAGCAAACAGAGGAAAAAGACGAGCTAATCTTCAGCAACTTGGCCAAACGGCTGGAGCCGTTGCTGCCGCAGGTGTTTTTGGTGGCCCTGAAGGTTTAATTGGCGCAGGCATCGGCGCCCTTGCTGGCCCTGGAGGTGCGCTGGCTGGTGGCGCAATAGGAGCCACGGTAGGAAGCATTCGCCAAGCCATTGGGGAGACAGGCAAATATACAGCAGAATTACAATTACTAAGAATTGCACTTAGCGGGGTAAGCACCTCTTCAAAAGATTATGAGAATAATCTTCAAGCAGTCAACAGATTGAGCCAAAAATTTTTAATTCCATTAAAGGACACGACTGAACAATATACTAAGTTGCAAGCCAGCGTGCAAGGTGCTGGCCTGAATAGCAAGCAAACAGAAATTGCATTTAAAGGAATTGCGGCTGCGATTATTGCGACCGGAGGAAGTACGCAAGATTTAAATTCAGCGTTGACTGCAACATCTCAAGTATTTAGCAAAGGCAAGGTGAGTGCAGAAGAAATTCGCGGTCAAATTGGCGAAAGACTTGCCGGTGCGTTTACAATTTTTGCTGCATCAATTGGCAAAACTCCACAGCAACTTGATAAAGCTTTAAAAGACGGCGAAGTAACCTTGGCTAATTTTCTTACTTTTACCGAGGAATTATTTAAGCGTTACGGCAAGACTTCTGACATTATTGCAGAAGCTCCTCAAAATGCAGGCAAGCGTCTTACGTTGGCTCTTGACAATATCACTATTCAAATCGGACGTTTTGCCGGTCCTATTGGCGCAGCATTCCAATCTATTGCAACCAACATTGTAAATGGCCTCGCGCCTGCTTTTGAAGCATTTGCCAATTTACTTGATCTTCCTAAAGTAGCAGCAAAAGAAAGATTACCCCAAATTGATCGTCAAATTAAAGCCGCACAAAAACAAATCAACACATATAGATTAGGCGAGGGAATGCCAGGTGGAAGATTGGCATTTACAATTCCACGTCAACTGCAAGAAACTCAATTAAAAGCATTGCAAGGTGAACGGAAGTTAATTCAAGTTACACTTGCTTCTGTTGGCGCTGGCACAAATAAAAACGCATTACGCATCGGCGACACAGTTGGTGAGACAAGAACTAAAGCAGAAGAAAATGCCGCCAAGCGTCTTGCTGAAAGGACAAAAGAGCAACTTATTGTTTCAAGACAATTAATTGAGACAGAGCGGCTAAGACTTAATGTAAGCAAAGCTGGATCCTTTATTGAAAAAGCTAAAGAAGAAAACTTAAAAATTCAAGGTGCAACTCAAAAACGCTTCAATGATCTTTTAAGAAAAAGTCTTTCGGATGAAGAAAGAGACAACATTATGGCTGCAAAAAGAATTGCAAAAAGAGCTGATGAAGCTGACGCAGTCAAGCGAATTGCCGCAGCAGTAAAAGAGCAAAACAAGGAATTGGCTGAGCAAAATAGACAGCTTTATGCCGAAGCCGGCTTGCTTGACATCCTGACAGAAAAACGCCAAGGCGCCCTTGCTGGAGCATTTACTGGCGGCACTGCGATCGGTACGTTCCGCACAGACGTTGACCTGATGCCTGGGCTAACTGGTGGCAAACTTGGTGACAAAATAGAAGAACTGCGCAAGTCGTTTGAAGAGCTTAATAAACCAATTTATCAAATTATTGCTGGCGCCGAACAAATTGGCACAGCATTCAGTGAATCGTTTACTGGTTTGATTAATGGATCAATGACCGCGCAGGAATCGTTAGCAGGTTTCTTTAGGAACATTAGCAATTATTTCCTTGACATGGCAAGCAAAATGATTGCCAAGTATATTGAGATGCAAATCATTGGATTGGCGCAGCAATTCTTGCCTGCAGTTAGCGGCATTTTTGGCCCTAGTGGTGCGCCAAACTTTTCAGGCTCTGCGATCAACGTGCCCAATCAATACGGCTACGGCATGGGTGCCTCAATCCTAGGTTCTGCCAACGGCAACGTCTTCGCTCAAAACGGCATCGTCCCTTACGCCAAAGGTGGGATTGTAGATCGGCCGATGATGTTCCCGTTTGCGAAGGGCATCGGGTTGATGGGTGAGGCTGGCCCTGAGGCGATCATGCCGCTCAAGCGTGGCGCTGATGGCAAGCTGGGCGTTGCTGGTGGCAGTGGTGGCACGTCGGTGACCGTCAATGTCGATGCCTCTGGCTCGAGCGTACAGGGTGACAAAGGTCAAAGCGCAGCACTGGGGAGAGCAATTGCTGCTAGTGTGCAGGCTGAACTGGTTAAGCAAAAGCGCCCTGGAGGATTGTTGGCCTAATGGCAACCTTTACCTACACACCAAGCTTTGAAGCAACGGAAGCTAGCAGGCCGCGTGTTTCCAAGATTCAGTATGGTGATGGTTATGAAATGCGCGCAACATTTGGATTGAACACTGATCCAAAAGAATGGACGCTTACGTTTTCAGAACGCACTGATACCGAACGCGATAATATCCTTGCATTTTTGGAAGCGCGTAATGCAGTTGAAAGCTTTGATTGGACGCCACCGCGTGGCAGCGCAGGTAAGTATGTTTGCGAAGAATGGCAAGTAACCTTGCGTGCGTTTAATTTTAATAATATCCAAGCCAAATTCCGGGAAGTGTACGAACCCTAATGGCATACACAGCCTGGGCCACTGCTACTAGCTATGCGGTTGGCGCCATTGTTCGCGCCAGTACGGTGCAGAACTTTGGCCTGGTGTTTAAATGCACGACGGCTGGCACATCAGGCGCCACGCAGCCGGCATGGCCAACACTGATTGATGGCACGGTTGTCGATGGTAGCGTTACCTGGACAGCGATCAGCGCGGTCTATGAAGACCTCAGCGTGCTGGCTCCTAATGCCATCATCGAGTTGTTTCAGTTACATCTTGACAGTACGTTGCATGGCAGTAGCACGATTTATTACTTCCACAATGGCGTCAATGCAGCGGTAACTGGTAACATCACATGGAATGGCCAAGCGTATGTAAGGCTGCCGATTGAGGCTACTGGCTTTGATTATTCCAGCACCGGCACATTGCCTCGCCCGTCGCTAACCGTTAGCAACATCGGCAGCAGTATTACTGCATTGCTGCTGCAAGTTAACATGATTACCGCAGGCAATGACCTTGGCGGGGCGAAGGTCGTTCGTATCCGTACGCTGAAGAAATACCTTGACGGTGAGGCTGGAGCAGATCCGCACGCTAAGTTCCCCGACGAGATCTGGTATGTGGACCGGAAGGCAAATGAAAACCGTGCAGCAGTTGAGTTTGAG